TTCTTTCCCTTTTCATAAAGCGTGATCTGATATATTCCACGTCCAACAGCTGCAGACATCTGATATGTTATCTCAACAGTTATATATCCTTCCTGTGTGACGGAACAGAAGTTCCATATCTGTGTTCCATCAGGTTTTGTACCGGCAATCAGAACGTTAGTGTTTTCTGCATCAACAACATACTGCCTACCGTTTTCTATCAGTTCTATCTCAACATACCGAACCTCGTTACCATCACCCTGAACCACAGGAACCTGAACAAAGTTATTGTTAGAGGAGAGGTCTATGATATAATGCTGATTTATCTCATTCACTGTTTTGCCTCCTTCCTAAATAAAATAAGAGTGATGGTCGTCCATCACTCTTCAGCCGGTTCTTCTTCCATCTCTTCCATGATTGTGGCAGAGTTCTTATTTCTTGTGTTATATGCAAGTGTAAATCCTGCATCTGTCAAAACTTTAAAAATCTTTTTCGCATGTACTTCATCCTCGGCATAGCAATTGCCGACAACATAAAGATTACTCATTATTATTTTCCTCCTGAATCATAAAATCGACTGACAGAATCTCGTTTGCATTTAAGTGCGAAGAAAGCAGCTCTTTCTGAGATATCATCTGAATCGGTACTTCATGAGCTATCTCATTATAGTCTTTCATTTCTTCAACATACTTATAAAAAGCTTCTGAACCTACTTCAATAGTAGATCTTCCGTCTTCGGTTTCAGTACCATACTTACGAATGGTATTGTCTTTGAGATTCCTATACTCTACTAGCTCTTCAGAAATCTTTCTTATGTTTCGGGCCACGGCATATGCAAATACACCGGTAACCTTTTCTGAAATTTTCTGAAGTGACTGTAAATAATTATCCATTTGGATATTTGTTAATTTCATTTGTTTCTCCTTTTAGTCATCAATAAACCTGTTCTCCAATGACGTCATAACCATGGCCATTTGATAAATCTAATCGCACAACAGAATCAAAATAAGATCCTGAAAATCTTATTGATTGTGTTTGTAATGTTGAACATGAAACAGTCATAGTACTTAACGAACTTACTACGTCATCCATATCAATCCTATTGGCACTAATATGTCCGGCCGTAATTTGGCTTGCACTAATAGTTATTGTATCTAAATCATTGATTGTAGCATAATTGGCCGAAAGATAGCCTGTTGTAACATAGTCAGCTTCAATATTTGATACTCTTGCTGAGACTGCATCCAACTCACCTATAGTAGCTTTGTTAGCATACAGATCGTTAATATCTGCATATACAGCTTCAAGATAGTTAGCATAGATATATTCAGCAGCTATTGATTCAATATGGTCAACGCATCCTCCTGAGAATGGTTGCGAAGACGAACTTCCATAAGTAGACCATCCGTCAAAACTACCATAATTATAATCGCCGCCACTGTATCCCATAGCTCCAAATGTAGAACCGCTATGGACACCGGTAATATAGACGTCTTCAAAAGATGATGAACCATCTTCATTGATATACCAATTACCATTACTTGAATGAATGCTATTGGAAGATATTACAGCACCTCCAATATCGCCTGATTCGGCCGTAAGATATCCTGTCTCATCTACAGAAAATGTATTCTCTGTTCCTAGAGCAATTCCATCTACACCAATATACACACCTCGTGCATTAGCAGATATTGAAGACTTTCCGTTATAGAGTTTATTAGACTCAATAATGAATCCACCCTCGCCATTATCATTACAACCAATATGACCCGATGATGCTTGGATTGTTCCATTTACTTCAAGAGTGCCACTGCTATTAAGCGTTAGACGTTTCTTGCCCGCAGAATTCATTTCGAACGTTCCATTAGTCAGGTTAATGTGAGTCCCGTAGTTTCCACTTGTCTTAGAATTACTTGTCTGATAGTTGGATGAATACAAATCACCTCCAACAATAGTAGAACCGGCTACATACCCTGCAATCAGGAAGTCCGCAAAAGTACCAAACAATGATGTTTCTGTGAATATCAGCCTGCCGCTAGAGTCAATGGACGGCATGTTCACATCGGCACGTCCAACACTCATTGATACAGATCGCCACCCATCATCAGTAAACAAGATCCTTCCTCCACCGAGATATATGGCATCATAATTATCTGTTTGTTCACGCCCATGTTCTCCGGTTGTTGTAGTAATCCACAACCCATTCTCATCAATCAGGGTTTCATTATCTTCTGCATTGGATAAATAATAACTCTGACTAAGAAGTCCTTTTTTTAAGGCGTCTCCAATAGAGTCAGTATTTTGTGCACTTGCATTCCATACAGACTGATTGAAAGAAACAGACGTTGCTGCGGAAGTTGCAGCATTTAAAGCGTCCGTTACATCGTCAAAGATTGTTTTGGATTTCTTTAATACATTACCGAATGTAACTTTAAAGTCACTCTGATCAAGGAAGTTGATATGCATGGTCAACAGTTTCGCTCTTACATTATAGTTATCACGGATAGTAACCCACACATAATTACCAATATCAAATTCTCCGGAATAGACATCAAATTCAGGCATCGTAAACAGATTAAGCATACTTGCGCTGAACTGTATCTGAGGTTGTGATACCTTGGCAAGCTCTTTTTCTCCATATGAAAGAAACGAATAAAGCATTTCAAATCTTTCGTCTTCAGTCATTATCTCTGTTACAAGATAATTGTCCGAAGACAGTTCCTCTTCGCGGATAAACGTAGACAGTTCCTTTAACTGCTCAGGAGTAAAGTTGTTTGTCATAGCAGTAAGGTTTGCAATAACACTTTTATCTGTCTGAATGATTGCCTGATCACTTTTTAGCGATGAAAGAGTATTATCGACTTCCGCAATCTGTTCATCAAGTGCATTCATCATATAGAGTGGTGGAAGATATGTATCCACATATCTAGCATGGCTTGAATCACCATAACCCGCTTTCATAGCTACTGCCTGAAGGTTTTCAGCGGATGCTCTCTTTTCTTTAAGTGTTGACACATTACAGTTAGACCACTTATTAACATCTACCCACGAACCATTCCATCTATACATATCATTCGTATTTCTGATAAGATACAAAGTATTTGCATCTCCTGAGGATGGAAGAGAAGAGACTAGTGTAGTACTTGTTGGCCTTTCAAACGTCACCGCATCCGTTCCGTCTTCAGTGTATGAGATAGTTCCATATCCAGGGTATCGCGTATTAACCAAATACGGCATTAAAGTACTCTGCCATTTACTGATATCAGTGTAATAATTCTGATATTTGGCAAGCAGAAGAGTATAAGCATCCTTATAACTTTTGCCCTCAAGTTCAGCCTGCGTGATAACGCCTGCCTTATATGTAAACAGTGACGTGTCCACTGTCTGATTTATAAGAGCTTTCCATGCACTAAATGCATCAAGTAGCGACTCAGACATATACTCATCTGTTGCATAAAAATCAAAATTGTAAATACGGTCGTTACCCATGTTGACTTCACGAACACTTAAATCATCCTGACCGGTAAGTGTTATACACGTTTTGATGTCATCAATGGAATAATCCATATCTGCCGTCATAAGCAAAGAGTTGAATGTCAGGTGAATATTAGTGTCATAACCATATTCATCTTCTGTATAAACATTTATCTTCTTGTTGATGGTATCAAAGATAAATACGCACTCAAAAGCTTCAGAAACATCATTCATCAGAAAGCTATAGATATCCTGCCTTGTGACATTGAAACTTCTCTTTATAGACCATAAGCTATCCGAAATATGTCCAAAGCTCCATTCAGGACATTTCTCAAGGACAAGATGCAAAAGACTATGAGACTGATTTCCAGGAGAATAGAAGCTTACTCCATCGATAGACTCTGTGAGTCCCTCGTTGATCGAAAATAGCTCTAAGTATTTCTGTGCAAGTTGGCATTCATAACTTTGGCAGGTTACTTCCTTGTGTTCAGTTCTTTGGCCCTCATTCTCAGTCTGAATATCCTTAATGGCAAACAATCCATACTTAGGCACAAGAATATACTTCATTACATCTATGTCCGCATAAAAAGGTGTTTCTTCATTATCAGTAATATATGGAATTTCAAAAGACAGTGTGTCAGTTTCCTTATGCTTATGCTCCCATATCTTAGCAGTACAATTAAGAATGCCAACCCTTTCTTCTGAAGCCTTACAAAGAATGAAGTCAGGATTATCCCAATGCCCCATATTGTTTCGGTTGATTTTCATGAAACATAACCCACCTTTCTAGCTGCCCTAAAGGTGAACTTTAAGGTGGCATTTTGGTTACACGTAAACTCATTCTTTCCTGGTCTTAACCTAATCCATCTTAGATTAAAATCATTCAATATAAACCTACGTGATACAGATGATGTGAGAAGGTTCTTACTAGAATCCATTGTCAAAATTTCTCCGGCAGTACAATCTGTTACTTCACTTTCCCAATCGTCTGTTATATTTTTTAAAGTGAGGGTTCCTGAGGTACTTAATGTTATCTCAACCTTAGGAAGAAGATAATCCCACAGATCATCAGAATTATTGAATACATAAAATGGTGTATCGGCTGTAGCACTGATATCAACCGTCTGTTCCTCTGAATAAGCTCGTCCACCATCAGTTTGGAATGTTACATCAAAACCTACTACATGAATGCCTAGACGTTCATATTCAATCTTAGATACCATTGCACGATAGTAGAAGTCAGTTTCCATGGACTGATTGTTGACTAACTTAAGCCACGAATAACCAGGTTTACCGGTAAGCAGTCTGTTATAGTGTCTTAACTCATTCTCAGTAAAATAGTCATTCTCTGAACCATTGCAATAGCTCCGAGCAAACTTTACAGTAAACTCATTAGCACTGTCATACTTCTGACTTGTAAATGTGCTATGTGCATTATCTCCTACAAAAACACTAGTAATCGTAGGAGTCAGCGACATATTCTCTGTATCGTCTATTTCTCCATCAGATCCGTTTCCACTTATTAGCAGGAAATCTTTCATCCTGAAGTCATTAAATATTAAGTCATCACATGTTATGACCATTCTTACCCTCCTTTCCTAATAGAATAGGCAGGCACACCTTTAAAGCATGCCTGCCCTTATTGCAAGTTAATGCAAGTTATTGTTTATTTCTTTAAAAGACTGTTTAATCTTTGCGCTAGCCTCAGTAGCTGCAATCTGCATCATCTCCATTGTATCATTGATATTACCATTTACAGTCACTAGGCTACCAACCTGCATTGTGTTTGTCTGAACATTACCAGCACCAACACCACTAATACTCTGAATGAGTTTTGAAGCAAACTCAGTTGGATTAAACTTAGACCATTCCCAAATATTTGCAGTCTGGTCTGTTGGCAATACGCTGTCACCACGAGACAAAGGAGTAAGGACAGCTCCATCACTTGGAGAAACAATCATCTCAGGACCGTTTTCTTGTGTCCATGCAAGTTGGTCATGAGTAATACGTTTAGCACCGGTAGCATAATAATATCTGCCACCCATGTTCTGTACGCCTTTTCCTTTTACTTTACCTTTGCCAACTATTCTAAGATTTCCATCCTCATCTTCTTCATAAATCCATCCGCTCTGATTTTCGTCAGATTCCTCTTTAGCTCTTAACAAATCAAGTAATGACTGTCTCGCTCTTTCAGCAGAATCTGCTAGTTCATCAACCGAACTTGTTATTCCATCAAGAGCTGTCTTAGCAGCTGTTCCGGCATATGAACCGTCAATAGTGGAAGAGAGTGAATCATGAAGTGCATTGGTCATAGCATTAAGGTTAGCCTCGCTTTGCCATGAACCCTCAAGCTGCTGAACAAGATTATCAGCCCTAGTTGAGAACATGGACGCAAGACCTTCAGAAGTTGCATTAGCCTGGTTCTGAAGTTCCCAAACCTCTGATTCAACACCCTGAATATTTCCAATAAAGTTAGATGTTGCAGAGGATAATACATCTCCATACTTGGCAATAGAATTCTCACCATTAAACCATGCATCTGTAAGAGCTTGACTCATCTCAATACCATGAGCCTGCGCCTGAGCTACAATAGTTTCGCCAATCAGCTGTGAATTAGCACGGATATCTTCAAATGTCTGCTCAAGAAGTTGCTCAACATTAAGAAGAGATTCTTCAAGAGTCTTGATTTCTGCCTCACGTGTCTCTTTATAATTCTTGAGTTGTTCATCAAGAGCATCTTCCTGTTGACTAATACTATGGTCATACTCAGTCTCTTCAAGTGTTTCACGAGCATCATGAAGTTCTTGCTCAAGTTTCTTACGCTTTGCTATTGCACTTGCACTTTGGTCATCAGCAATTGCCGCAAGTTGACGCTCGATATTTACGATTGCCTTAGACTCATCAGCAACTTGCTTACGATAGTCATGTAAATCTTTCTCAGCCTGAAGAGCATCCTTCTGTGCCTGAATAAGTTTCTCGTAGGCATCAATCTCTTTATTGATACCTTCCTTGACAACTTCTATACGTGCCTTATTAAGCTCACGCATAGCATCTTTGGCTGCTTCAGACGCATTTACAGCTTCCCATTGCTTAGACTTAAGATCCTGTAGCTTCTCCATGTATTCCATGGTAGAATAGCGACCCTCAAGATATTGCTGATTAAGCAGTTCAATCTCCTGGTTATATTGCTCAACCTGATACTTTGAAAGTTCATACTGCTGCGCCAAAAGACCAAGTTGTGCAAGACCTTCCTTAGTCCATTTATTATCAGCAGTAGCAACTGGCTTGGATTCATCATCAATGAGCTCTTTCATATTACTGAGCTCATCAATATATGATGAAAACTGATTTTGGATTTTCTCAAATACTTCTGTATGAAGATTAAGAAGAGCATTATCAAATTCTTCAATGGCCTTTTTACTATCGAGGATTTTGCTTTCTACCTCAGTAAGCGCATTAGCCATTTCAATCCACTCATCAGAGCCGACCTCAACACCTTTATTCAAAGCTTCATTAAGCTGTTTTACAAGAGCTGCCTGTTCATTCTGAAGAGATTCAAGGATACGCTTTTCCTGCTCAATGCTACGTGCATAGAAACTCTCACCTATAAGTTGACCTGCCTCAGATAAAAGATCCATCTGTTTTTGTATAAGATCTATACCGGAAGTTTGCCTGAAGTTTATAGAGTCAGTAAAATCTTTAATGATGTTGTTAAACTTCTTAAGTTCAAGTTGCCTTAAAGTCTCTTTAAGTTGAACTAGTTGAAGGCGTGCTTCATCAACTTTATCAGCCCAAGTTTGATAATTCTTTATAGCTTCAACTAACTCTCGATTTTCCTCGCCAATAAAATCATCCAAATCAACAGCACCACTTTGAAGTTTTGCTGCAATATCTGCAGGAATTTTAGCTAGTTCTTGCTGAGCCTTCTTTGCGTACATATCAATAGCAGAAGAATAGCTATTAATCTTTGATTGAACAAGATCTTCCTCTGCGCCAAGAAGTGTATTCTTAGCAAAAGCACCACTAACATCTTCAAGATGTGCTTCAAGCATGCTTATACTATTATCAAGTACTTTGATTAATCTTTCGAAATAATCAATAGTTTCTTTGAACGATTCTTTAGCTTTATTTGCTGCATCATCGGCAGCTTTTTTCATGGCATTGTTAAGAGCCTCAACCGTAGAAGCGGCATTCTTACCTGTCTTATCTTTTACCTTAGTACCGCCATTGTACTGCACCTTGGTATAATTAACTTTGGCAGTGTTCTTTGCAGCTTCATTGGTAAGCTTTTCCATATCAGCTTCGATACGTGCTTTATTATTCTGATACGTACGCCAGTCCATACCATGGCCGTTACCAGCCGCATAATCTTTTTCTAACTGATCTGACTGTGCCTGAAGACTTGCCATTTGTGCAGCGTACTTAGCTTTTTCAGCTGTATTAAGATATGACTCAGACAGTTTTTCAAGAGCCTTTATCTTTTCGTTTACGTCTAAATCCTGATTGTTGAAGATTTCTTGAGCTTTTACCAGGAACGCTACAGACTTCTCTGTATTTTCATTTGCATTCTGCTCTTTAAGAAGTGCATCAATCTTAGCTATTATAGAATTAGCTTCTTCATAATTACCGTCAGCAAGGGCCTGCTTATACTGAACTAAAAGATCATCCTGAATTACACTTACTATCTTAGCTTGGGTTTCATTTTCAACTGCATTAGCTAGCTCTGATTCAACTACGGCTTCAGCATTGATAATACCCATGTTCTTAAGGCGACCTATGTAAAGATTCTTGTTTTCTTCATTAAGGTTCTTAAGAACACCTGATGTCCTAAGATAGTTATCTGCAAGAGTATTGATGGCATCTGCATTTTCCTGTATAGTGCCGGTTCCTTCACCAAGAAGCTTAAGAGCTTTGTTCACTTCTTCGGTCTCGTATTCAACACCATTTTCTGCTTTTTCAAGAGCCGCAAAATAATCGGCAATCTTATCAAGATCACCTATCTCAAACTGACCATGCTCATCAACGTTAGCCATCATTGTGCCAACGTTATCAAGATTTGAACCAAGTTCTTCTAAATCAGATATGAGCTTTGCATAAGATATCTTCTTAGCTTCTTCGGCAACTTCTCCTACAGCATCTGTAGTTCTTTTAACAGATTTTTCGTACCTCTGAATGGCTTCATCTGCACTTTGAGCACCCTCAGTTGCTTCAAGCCATGCCTTTATTTCAGCAGTAGTAAAATTCTTAGTGTACTCTTCAAGTTTTTCTTTATCTTCCTTATTTCTTCCAACTATATGAGATATATTATTGGCAAGTTTATCATCAAGGCCATATTCTTTTAAATTCATATCTTCAATGAAATTTAAAAGTTTGGTGAAATCAGCAATAACATTCTCTGCATCTTTCTTAATACTGCCTTTTAGAACACCATCATCAATAAGTTTTTGAGTTGATTCGATTATTGTACGATAGTCTTCTGCCTTAGATAAAAGATCACCTTTATAAGTTAGCTTTGTTTCATTCAGTTCCTCAATTTGAGCAGTTAAATCACCGATAAGAAGAGTATAAGACTCAATCTGTTCCTCATGCTGACTTAACTGGTCGCCTTCAAGCGTACTTACATCTATCTTTTCTATTTCTTCCAACTCTTTTTGATAATTGTGCAAAAGAGTCATTTTTTTCTTGATGTCACTATCAGCCTTGTTATATAGGTCTGCCTTACGGTATACACTATCAGGACTCTGACGATTAGTCTCACCTAAGTAGATAGCATTATAGTTATCTTTATCAAACCAATCAGAGAATTTGTTGCCATAAACCTCAGCATATTTTCTCTTTTCCTCTATCTTAAGAATTCTTTCCTGAAGTGAAAGTTCATCTCGAAGTTGCTGAAGACGTACATCCTCTGCCTTGGTACGATTGTCACCAAGTTCTTCTAGCTTTTTAATTTCTACTTCGATTTCAGATATCTTATTTTTGGTCTTTTCTACCTTTTCTTCGGTTTCTTTTACTGTATCAGTAAATGCATCCCACGCTAAAGCAGCAGCACCTATAGCAACAGCAATCCACGTAATAGGGCTTTTCGCTACAGCAACTAGCGCTTGTCCTAGTTTTACAACAGAATTAGTTGATTTACCGGAAGCAACGCCTACTGCGTTTGCAGCATCCGCAGTTTCGCCCAAGAACAGTTCTGCTGTTTGTGCAGTGGACCCAAGTTCATAAAGATCACCTATGAACTTTAAAGAAAAATCGGATACTTTATCAAAATTAAGAATTAGTTCTTTTAATCCGAATCCAGCGATAAGAGTTGGAATAGGGCCAATGGCTTCAATTACTTTGCCGATGTTTTCAGAGAGTTTGATCAGCGCATCAATAAGGTCATTGATTTGACCACGCTCAATCATCTCCTGAAGGATGCCTACCCACGTTTGTTTTAGTTCATTTAATTTATAGGAGATTGACTGCTTTATAATCTCCATCTCGGCATCAGCTGCACCGGCTGCATTTTCCATTTCAGTAAGAGCGTTCTTAACCTGATCAAAATTCTGAAGTATAGCAGAACCTACTGAAGCACCTCTTTTACCAAAAAGATTGTTCAATAACTGTGTTTTGTTTTTTTCGCTGATTTCATCCCATATAGAAGCAATGTCTCCAAGATAATCTACAAGCCTTCTATATCTTGTTTGTTCAGCATCTGCCCATAAAGAAACACCGGCATAGTTATTGGACGCGACTTTCGTTAGATCTGCAACCTTACCGGTGGCTTTTATAACATCATCTGATAGTTCTTCAGTTTCTTCGTCAAACCCTCTTATTCTTAAGCTAAGGGTCTTAAGCGCAGTACCTGTGGTCTCAGCATTCTGAATTATTTCCTGTGCTCCTGTAAACAAAGCAAAGGAATCCTGAACACTCGTGCCAAGTGCTGACAATGTCGCACCGGCTCTTTCCATACCTTCGATAATATCAAGGTTGTCTTCAGCAAACTTATTACCCAACACATTAATGTTATCCATAAGTTCGCGTTCTACATCATCTACGTTAACTTTGTAGGCTTTCATTAAGCTGACAAGTCCAGTCTGAGCCTGTTCAGTTGTCATTCCGGGAGAAATAGAAGCAAACTGAGATGAGAGAGCAGCCATCTTTTCTGAAGTTTCAGCTGTATTGTATCCAAGTCTTGACCAAGCTGCGCTTTGCTCAATAATTGCTTTGGTTGAAACTCCCATCTCCTTGGCAGTTTTGTTGGATGAATAATAGAACTGATTTAGTTCTTTTTCACTCATCGCAGTAGTCTTCTTTAAGTCTACCAGTGCATCGTCCAAGTCATGGATAACTTCAAAAGCCTGTCTCCCATATCTTATGATGTCTTGCCAAGAGAGATACTGTGCTATAAGTTGAGCGTTTACTCCTATTGCTCTTTGACGAAGAGTATCAAAAAATCCTGCACCAAGTTTATCGGCTTCAGTCACACGCGCTTTCAATTTAGCAAATTCATCAGCTAGCTTTTGTACCTCAGCTAAAGAATGTTCTGTATCCCAATCGAGCCTCAGATTTTCAAACTCTTCACGGAACTGTCTTCCCATGCGAGTGTTCTTACGCATGAACTCAGTAATCTGAAGGTCAAGCTTTGATATGCTCACGCTCTGCGCTTTTTTGAATTCAGATAGCCCTTTTTCAGCATCAACTTCGTCCATTGTATCGTTGAGCTTTTTAAAAGCAGCATTTACATCCTCTATGGACCCGGTTACTGAATCAAATTCTTTCAATTGATACAATACTTCATCAAGTTTATCTGAAAACTCTTGTGTATACTTCTTTGATCTCTGGAGTTTTTCAACTTCTTCAATCCATCCTTTGACCTGAGATTGCATGTTATCACGAGACTGAAGTTCCTGTCGATTCAAGATATCCTTAAGAACACCGTCACGTTCACGGTCGAGCTTTAAGAGTTCTTCTTCTCGTGCTTCCTGAACAGCCTCAGCGGCATTGATCTCTAAGATAATGTTCTTTATACGTTCAGTCTTTTCAGCAATCTCTGCCTCGTTTTTAGCATTGTCTGCATTGCCAACATTGGTATTTTTATCAAGTTTTGCATTGGCCTCTTTCAGGTCATAAATCCTTTTAACATGAGATTCAAGTTCATCGTAAAGAGCATTACTATTACGAAGAGCTTCCGTGTTAGGAGCGAATTCAACTTCATTTAATTTGCCAGTACCATTGAAGAATATATCTTTATATTCGGCCGTTTTTTTAGCTCTTTCTGCGTTATATTCTTCAAGCTGTCTTTTTCCTTCTGCTAAATATTCAGCACGTTTCTTTGCGTACTCGGCATCTTCCTTAGCAGTCTGAATACTAAGAGCCATTGCGTCGTCATAAACCTTGACTTGTTCCGCAGTGTTGAAGATTTCCTCGTATTCACGTTCTCTTTCCTGCCGTGTTTTTTGAATAGCAGCGTAGTATTCTTCTTCCTGTTGTTTTCCTTTAGAACGCTCTTCAGTTAATTTCGCTTGGTATTCGGCCTCTTGTCTGTCAAACTCGGCAATGATGGCTTTGCCTTTTTCAAAATCATCAAGATCAACTTGAGTCATCTGCACAAGACGCTCATCTAATTTTGCATCTTGAAACTTTCTTATGTTCTGAGAGTTATAATACTCATCAACAGAGCCGTTTTGCTCTAATTCTTGACGTTGGATTCTTAAGGCTTCAGTTATGTCCTTTGTATTTCGACCATATTCTTCGGATTTCGCTATCAGCTTATCATATCTTGCAATTTCCTGTTCAATGGCAACAGTAAGCTCCTGACCACCCATTTCACGCTTAGTAGGGTTGTTAGCATCCTTTTTAACTTTAGCCAGTAACTTATACTCAGCTATCAGTTTGTCGAGATTAGTCAATTCTTGAGCATCAGCAGTACCATTACCTTTAATCCTGTTAATCTCAGTAAGTATTGCGGCACGTTTTTGCTCAAGTTCATTCAGGTCCTGCGCGTCACTTACCGGCTTACTTACACCGGGAGCTACAGACTTATCATAAGTCGCCTGAATGTTATCAACCTTTATTTCTGCTTCTGAAAGTTTTTTAATCACAGAGTCTATAGCTTTTTGGGCTTTCTGCTGTGTACTTTCTATTGCATTGTTATACTGGACATTGGCCTTTGATATTCCACGGACAGTAGCATCTGCAACATCAGAGTCAAACATGGACATAAAGTATTTTGTATCATACTTAGGATCGTTAATGAAACCTTCCGTTTCTTTGTGAAACTTTGACGCAGCATCTTTAGCTTCATCTAGACGTTTTGTTGCTTCCTGTATCTGAACGTTATATTCAGCCATGTTCTTGGCGTTTGGATTAGCTTTCTTACTTTCAACGTCAAGATCATATTCAGCTTTCTTAAGGTCTATAGTTGCTTTGGCGGCTTCACGTACTATGTCTGTATATCTGGATATCTTCTGATAAGCAATAGTATATTGCTGATTGCCATTCTTATCTAATACTGGATTACCTTCAGAATCATACTCAGGAATCCTTCTCTGTCTGAGAACCTGACCAACACGAGTCTGTTCACTAAATGAACGTCCTTGGTCAATAACGTTGCCTGCTGAATCAATAGCATAGGAATGAGAAGTAGATATAAGATCTTTCTTAGCCTTATCAACTTTCTCAAGAGCATCTAACTCTTCACGAAGAGCATTTGTGTTTTCTTCATGAGACTCTTCTTCTTGTCTTTCGGCCTGAGTAGTTTCACGAGACTCTTCTTGTGCTTCATCCTGAGCCTCGTTAGCTGCTTCATTAACAGCACGTTGTTCTTGCTGTGCTTCAGTATTTTCACTTGTTGCCTGACGTTCCTTATTCTGGGCTTCAGCATTTTCTTCAGAAGATTGTGCCTGTTCTTTCTTAGCTTTATTATCAGCTTTTCTAGCTTCGGCAAGAGCAAGTATCTCATCATCAAGAGCATTCATGGCCTGTTCTTCTTCACGCCATTCACTACCCATGAATGTACTATTTATCTCAGCAGCTTCTTCAATTGATTTACCCCAATTGTTTTGGAGCTGAATAAGGTTATAGAGTTCACTGCGTATCTCATTATAATCTTCAACAATTGCTGTTGTTTCTTCAGAAGCTTTGAGCCATTTATCATGATAATCATCATGTTCTTTTCCGGTAGTATTACTGCTAAGTTCATATAGCTTACGCTCTTTTTCTTCAGCTTCATCAATCCGGTTGTTGAGCTCGATCATCTGCTCCTTACGTTCCTTAATTGCATCAGAGAGCTGCTTTTGAGTATAAATTCCATTAGTTATTGTTTGCCAGTATTTTTTTTCTTCTGAAGGAATACTAAAGTTATTGTTTATACCCATTACAAAGTTTTCACGGTGCTGTCTGCTATATCTTTCAAGGACATCACTTTCCAAATCAGAAGTGGAGTAGAAGTTTCGAGGAATTTTTATGTTCTTAAAAGCATCCTGAAGAGCAAGCATTTTAATTTTGGCTGCGTCAAGCTGTTCGTTAAGAGAGGAGATAACAGCAGGGTCTTTTTCGTCTGCAAGTTTAGCAGTAAGTTCATCAATCAGAACTTGAGTTTTATTGATTTTTTCCTCTACATCAAAATCAGAGGCACCCTTATCAAACATCTCTTTGGAAGCCATAGCCATTTCTGCATAGGCTTTCCTTGTCTCTTCAGAAGTCTTGTTAGCCATGGCAATTTCTTGCTCGGCTATTTCTTTAAAAATACTTTCCTGCTTACTTGCAAGTTCTCTAGCAGCAGCATATATTTCATCGTCAGACTTCTTTACATATTCTGCTACTTTCTCTGAGGAGCCTTTAGCATCTTCGGCAACTGATTCAAGTGGAAAGAATTGGATGTCCTGGATTTTTTGAGCAGCTAATGAAATACCGTCTAATCCAAGAACAGTCTCAACTATTTCCTCAGAGCCATCTTTAAATTTGATGATTACTTTTTCATACTTATCACCAAATTCATCTACAGCAGTGTTAGCTTTACCAATGTGTTCAACAAGTTCTTCGTATTGTCTGATTTTGTTTTGAGAATCAGCCTCGGACTTAGGGCGATTACCACCTGCGTCCCAAGCTTTTTCTTCCATTTCTATTCGTCGTTCTTCAGCAGTCTCCAAGAACTTAGATTCTTTTTTAAGATCCTGAAGATACTTGAGCCGCTCCTGAAGTGGTTTACTGTTAATATCTACTTCAACAGGTTTTACTGTTCCTTCAATAGCATCTTTTAAATATGCTACTGTCTTTTTAGCAGCTTCTTTTGCAGCCCCTGTGTCTACTTTTGCATCAGGCTTTATAGACACGTCTGCTTTTACTTCAGTGCCATCAACAGCCTGCTTTAATTTCCTAGACAGTTGTTCTTGGACTTGTTTTCCTGTTACTTTAACTTGAGTGTTATTGACTTCAAATGTATATTCTGTTTCAGAGGCTTTATCAAATGCCTCTTGTGTTTTCTGCTCGACCTTTTTTTCAATGGTCTGCATAAGTTTATCTTCAAAATTCTTACCTAAACCACCATTAAATGATTTTCCAGGCATGTTCAATTACCTCCTATTCCCATCCTAATTCCCCAAACTTCTTAAAAAATATTGGAGTAGCTATGTTGTCAAAATTCTCAAAGAATGATTCAAAAATGCTATAAGGAGTTCCATGATATGAAAAATATTTACCGGAATATGAACCTTCCCATTCCATACGCTGCATTTGTTCGCCTTGTTCCCATGGGAAACGAACACCGCTCATAACAAAATCAACAATTTGAGCTTCGGAACCCCATTGGTAACCACCAGCAACATCGTCTGCATTGAATTTAATCATTAAATAAGGATACCCACCTTTATGAAGTTTTCTGCAATGAAATGCATAGTACATGTTAGAACCCTTTTTAGTTCCAGGTTTTCCTTCCCAATGTCTTACATAAGATGTTGTTTCATATTCATAGAACTGTGTGATCAATGAATTAAACATTTTTGTTGTTTCTTCCTTTAACTCATCAACCATATAGTCCATGGCAATAGGAATGTCTTTTTTTGCCTGTTCTTTAATTTCTTCAATAATTGCTTTCTTATATTCTTCAAAAGCCTTGTTAATTTCATTTGCCATAGTAAACCCTCCTTTCAGACGCCACTATGGCATCGAAAACGTCTAGACGCTATGACACGCCTAGACGCAATATATCAGTCCTTTTTCGCAATTTTAGCTTGTATTTCCGGAGACATTAATGCCTCACTTAACTTATCAAACGCCATTTCAAAAGCATCTGATTTTGTCTCAATATATGAGACAAGGGTTCTTGTATTTGCCTCGATGTCATCACGCTCCATGTCAAGCATTCCTCTAAGTATCTTTATTTCGGACTCCGGTATTTCCTGCATGAGTTTTTCCATCAGGCCTGATTCCATTAGAGCATCGTAAACAATGACAACATTATCTTTTTCATATTCAAGATCTGTATAATACTCAATCATTTTCATAGTGAAATAAAAAAGCATTCCTGCCGTGTTACGCTTATATAATTTTTTCCCATTTACAGTAATGTAAGAGGTGACTTCAACAGCATTTTTTACAAGTACACACTTCTCAGCATATGGCATGTATCTAAGCTTTATTCGCTGAGAAAAATCATAGTCTTTCTTTCCTTTTGCAAATTTGATTAGTTCATCAACCTTCATATAAACTCCTTTTAGTCATAACCATTGATATATGCATCAATGTCTTTATTTGTTTCTAATATCTTTCTCATCTCAACAAGGGCTTCATCAACGAACTTACTAAAGAGGTCAAAAGATATAACCGTCACAAGAGATGGGAACTTATCAATAAACATACTATAAGCCGCTCTAAGCTTGAGCTGGCCGGTGCCATGAGAATACTCTTTTTCTACGATCATTACTGCATAAAGTAACCACTCCTTTACCTTCATCAATTGAGTATCTGATGGAAGAGAAGAGAACTTCTTAACATAATGAGCACCTACGCCTACAACTGCGCCTATCACAACAAGCAATGTCCAATTGTTTACAAGCCAGGTCATTATAATCACCTCCCTTATGCACTGATTGTGCCGTCGGATATCTCATCTTCCTTAAAGTAAAGGGTAGTAGCCTTGTCATTAGCTATTACTTTTACCTGGTATACTGTTCCGGTCTCGTCTGTAGTTGCTGAAACTACCTTTGCTGAAATATTTACTGTCTGATCAACTTCATATTTAGCTCCCATGTTTACACCTCCTTTGTGCAAAAATGTTTTTTGCAATATTCAATAGCTTATCAGTAGGAATATCATCGAGAGATGATACCTCAAAAATATTTAAGAGCTGCTGTTCTCGCAATTCCCTGTTAGTGGAAGCACGGAGAACTTGTTCCAACAATGTTTCTCTTTTCATACATTTATCCCTTTAGCTTATTGCTAGAATCCCACTCCCTATATAGCTTTATCCAATCATCCATACGCATACACACAAGTGTTTCCGCATTATTCTTTCTGAAAAATACTGCCGGAAGATTACCTTTATTGTTCTCAGAACTGTCATGAATAGCCTGGGCCATCCAATCATAGATTTGTATTTTCTCTTGGTGCTTAGCCTCTATATGAATACCGTCTAGACCTACAACATCACTTGCGTCACCAGTGTTTCCACAGTACTGTGCGGTACGCCTTGTATCATATCCATAATCTTTTAATTTAGACGCAAGCTCACGCTCATAACGTGCACCTTTCTGTTTACTATTTATTTTCCCCATGCAATACCTCACAATTCATGACGTTTATACTTCTCGTACAGTTCTTGAGTTTCAGACTTAAAGAACACATAAACGGTATCTTGCTTATCTGCGCTCAAATACATATCACACGGCCATACACCATTCTGCATATACACAAAAGCCTGCTTTCGGTTTATGATTCTACAGACTTCATGAGGATAGTATTCCCTTAACTGAAACGCTGGTTTTACTTTTGGTTCCATTATTTCTCCTTTTAGTCATTGCAAAAAAAGGGACACCCGTTTTCTTAGGGTATCCCTTATAATAATCAAAATACCCAGTTTATCTACGTCCGCGCCTTTTGAATCGCTTACGTGATTGGCTTTCCATTTTATGCATGGGAATAACCGTTTCTGCCTTTTTGGCAGCGTCTGTTATAGAGGGTTCAACCCTCTGATTTTCTCCGAGTGCTCTAACAATACCAACCGCTTCATCAAGAACTTTTTGAATCGGTTCGGTATACTTCCCTGTGGTAGGATGTTCTGCAACATACTTTTGCACTGCAGCTTTGCCGACTCTTTTCATGTTATATGCCGAAACAATATTAAAGAGTTCCTTGCAAGGTTCGCTGCAAAATGTAACCATCCATTGCGGCTGATCTTTTTTCGCACAAGTAGGGCAGTACTCGTATTCCTTACCACAACATACGCACTTTCTTTTAACTGCCATTTACATTACCTCGTTAAAACACCCCGAAGAGTAGACATCTTCGGGGTGTGTGATCACATCATCATGCTGATGGTTCTGCCTCTTCAAGTGTTGCAGGCTGCTTTGCATCATATTCATTAGAATCTTCAGCAATAGCGATGTAGAAGAGGATCTGCTCCTTAGCACAATAATCCTTGAATGCTGTAGCAGAGAATGGCTGTGCAGACTCTGTATCAACAGTCCAATCGAAATCAGGAGAGATCTGGAACTTAGGGAATACAATATAGAATGCTCTTACAGTCTCAGAGTCACAAACATCTGAGCAAAGCACTCTAAATGTAGCCTTGCATTCCTTAGGGAAGTTTGTTGCGTCGTGATTAACTCTTGCGCCGCCCTTACCCTCAGCAATCTTGTACTCATACTTGATCTGTACATAATCAGTAGCATTTGTAGGAAGAGTGATTACATCATCTGCGATAGCGTAAGTATCTTCGCCAGCTACTGTTCCGAGCTCATACTTCTTAGATGTGTCAAGAACACCGTTATCAAGTGTTCCGTAAACCATAAGAGTTCCATCTATAGGGGCCTCAGGAAGCTTAAGAGCAGCTGATGACTTTGGAATCTGAAGGATTCTTGGAAGAACAACATCACTTCCTGAAAGCTTAGCTGTACCTGCCTGAATAGCTGAAAGGTCAAGTGAGAAGATAGCATTTTCACCTGTTACCTCTGCCTGCTTGGCTGTATAGAATCTCTTAATAAGAGCGCCCTGAGCATCTGTTTTATCCTTTGTTGTTGAACTTACAGAAATCTGGAAGTTCTGAAGCTGATCAAGAACAGCAAGAACTGAGTTATCAGCCTTGGACTCAAACCATCCATCAAGGACACGATCAACTACCAACTGATCAAAATTAATCATGATTTTTCTCCTTTCTTTTTATTGCATTAAAAAAGACGCTATTTGCTAGCGCCTGCTTTTTGAATCGCCTTGGAATCACCCTTAAAGAGTTTCTTTCCTTGACGTTTGCTATATTTATCTTCAGAATAAACCCACTGGAAATCTATCTGAGGAATCTTTGATGTATCGCAGAATCCTGACATGCTGCCCTGCAATAATGCACATGCAGCTTTCTTTCCCTGAATTTGAACCAAAGATTTGGTAAACTGAAAGAGTGTGATATCCCATATCGTATGATAGTTATACTTAAACTCTTCAGTATTTACCAACGAAATAATCCCATTAAAGAGCACTGACTCATATTCTTTCTTTTGTCTAGCATTACGAGCACGTTTTTTTCTATCGTCTTCAATGAGAAGTTTTCTTGTTGTTTCATTTCCAGCTTTCTTGCCGGAATGCTCAAAGCCAATCATGGCTCTGATGTACTGTATGAAATTTTTATATATTTTCTCATCTATTATCAGTTCGCCATCACAAAGAACTATGTCCGTAACTCCATCCGGCTGAGTTCGCTTCATCAATTTGAACTTAGTAAAATCTAAGTCGCCAAAGATAAGTTTTGTCTGTTCAGGTCTAAGCCCAATTACAAGACTTTGGAACAATTCCCACTCAGAAATCTTCATGAAATTTATACCGGCATCATCCAAGACCGATGGCATATCCCATGGAGATGAACACATAGTCCAAAAGGTATTATAGAATGATTCCTCTCCATAATCCCTTATTTCCCCAAGTGTAGGCTGCAGGATGGTCAGTCCATCACAGATAGTGATCGGATTACCACTTATCAACATCAACTTATCAATCATGATCTAAATCCTGTCCGCAGACCTGTCACACGGCTATCATTAGTAATTGAGTTTGTTGTTATCTGAGCAAACACTAGAGTTCTTGTGGCATAATCATTATCTGTTACCGAAGGTTTATCAGACATCAGTTTTAGTTGTGTTCCGAAATCATTACATCCCTGGAACATATTTATTATTTCTGCCGCTATAATATCGTGTCTTGGAGAACTAAGTTCCTTAACATTGATATCTGTTTTATAGCAGAGAATATAGAAAATTATCTGCTGTATTTTCATCACTGAATTTCCTCTTGAAACATTTTCAAAAGACGTTTCAAAACAGATAAAATTCTGCACATTAGTCTGAGTTGGAGCAATGATATAATAAGGAAGTATATTTATCCCTAAATATTCATCTGCTGCAGCATCTTCCGCTTCGAGTTCTTTGTTGTGGAGAAGATAGATGAGTTTGTGATTCTCAAGAAGTTTTTTCTTGATTATCTGTTTGTATCTGACATCATCCTCATCAGGTTCGTTACGATACCTACGGAGTTCTGCCAGTTCTTGATCTGTCAGTTTCATAAGCATCACGCTCCTGTTATTAAGATATCAACGCTAGATACAATTCCGGTGTTAGAAGAGTACTCGACTTTCAAGGTCTTACCCATATAATCCTCACTGCCTGTGAATCTCACTTTAATCTGATTTTGTTCCACATCCGTGGTATCAGTCTGTACAAGTGAAGACGCGTCCACACCGTCTATGGTAAAGGTCCACTGACCAAGTCTATGATCAATTACCTTATCACCATCATAGAAGATTACTGTGAATTTCTTATAACTACCACCAGCCTTTATATTTGGCTTACCCACATACTGAATCTCAGAATGGATATCTTCCTTAACCGGTTTTTCATCTGATGGGACAACACCATCATCGGTATAGTAGTCTGCCCACATGCCAATAATAGTAGTAGGATCACTTGCATCTTCATATTCGACGTAATCTGTATGAGCATTGAACTTATCTTGTGCCAATGTAACAAGAAGAACTCCATTGGAATTTATCCTGTTAACCTTTGACACCTTCCAAGCTCTAGGCTCATTTCCAGAATTAACGTCTATTTTGTTGTCAATGATCATTCGTTGGTTATAGAATATCTGCTCAGACAGACTGTTCATTGGAACAATAAACTTCTGCTGATCCTCAACGGATTCAATTATATAATCCTTCCAGACTCCAGAATTATCAATAGTGTTGTTAGCAGCTCGTTAGACTGCTAAAGAATTATCTATACCATAGTATTCCAAATAACGGTTGTATTTACGTTCAAGATGTATAGTAGAACCTTCATATAGCCAATCTAAGAATTTTTTCACTAGATTGCGACCACTTAAGGTATATACCTTTGTTATCCCATTTTTGCATGAAGCTTCGTATATCCCTCCTTTTACACCGATACTTTCATATACTATCTTTTGCATGCCTTCACAGAATTCTTTAGTGCATGTCATAGTTACTGTTATCGGCTGATTATTAGGATTACGATAAAAACGATAGATACTTCCATCTCCATCATAGACACCCCTAATAAAATGACGTACAAGATTTTTATCAAGAGTGGTAGGAAATGTAAGTTTCAAACTTTTGTTTGGAATTACTCCTTGTTTAATCAAATCATCGCATAAAATTCTGCTGAAGCATAGGAGCCTATACTGATTTTTATAGTGATATCCAAAATCATGTTTATTAGAATAATCTATATATTCTAATGGCTTAGTGCTTTTCATTACGTGATTAATTTTTTCGAGTAACTCTTTGTCTTCCTCTTGCATAGAAATTGAGATAGTTCCCTTTTTCGGATTGTTTGAACCATCCGAATAAAAGATGCCTAAAACGTAAGCTTTTTCAGGTGTGTCAATATTTTCAAAGAAATGTTCGTCAACTACATATTTACGGACAAACTTCTTTTGTTCAACGTCTATCCCATTAGCATGGAGTACCTTTAAGATTGGTTTATGTGTTGTTCCATATATCTTTCCAATCTTAACAGAAGACACACCATTGTTATACAAATCAATTATTTCCGCTACTTGTTCAGCAGTAAATACAATTTCGTTATAGTTTGGTTTACCATTCTTATACATTGTTAATCTCCCTAAAAATAACAATAAAGTAAAGACAGTAATCACAATGTTAGGGCATTGTGAAAGAGGAGCTACCTCATGTCCTGTCTTTGCTATCACAGTATAAATATTTTCTCTCTGTTTTTCAACAGACGTTCAGAGTACATCAACACCATATCTTTCGACTTAGGTGGATCCCGTTAAGGTCACTTGACCGTATACTCGTTGAGCACATCCCTGTTCAGGACTTCGCTGCGTCGATTATCCAATCCAATAACTTTTTAGAGCATTCACGCTTGAGTTTATTTCATCTCTACGTTGTAGCATATTGGCTCTTAGGAACTTCCCGCAATTAGAGATCTTTCGACATAGAGTTTCCCCTATGAAGCGCATAATCTACGAATTCTGGCTTCTTAAGCATCCTGCCATCTTATTCTTTTTCCCCTTATAAACCCAATTAAGGATTTTGTCACAAGGAAGAACTTCGAATGTAGGAAACTGAGATACATGGTAATTTGCAGTTCTTACTATCAACCAACGATTATAGATGCCATCGTCATCAGGGATATCTACGTATAGACCTACAGGCCAAGTGGCCTCGTACCGCTTTCCAAAGGAAGCAGGGTAGTAATCTACATTCATTTCCTGACTAGGCTTCATCTGAATATGGTTGGTAACCGTATCCTTGTCCATGGTCTGAGAAGAGCTTTTTCTCCACTTCAGACTTATTGCAACTTTCTTGGAGTCGTTCACCGGATCTAGGTTTGTTAGTTGAGTTCTGTGGTCATCATGCCAGTAATCATAGAGATAACAAACACGAGTGTTTATATCACTATCCCATGTGGCTTCCATGACCATATCTGACTCCTTTTTGTGAGCCTCGCCAATACTTGTTGCCCCGTTCATCTTTTTATATAAATCAAAGGAAGGCATAATTACACCTCCTTGATGGCAAGAACCGCATGACCTGCATCCAGGATTAGTTTACGATATACCGGCCATTGAAATTCTTCGGCGCCTTTAGAGTATTCCTGATAAGCTGCATTAAGCATAACCATTACCGTTACAAACTCCTCCGGATAACCAAGCAAATCATTTAAACTACCATATGTTCTAAGAACATTTTGGATGGCATCATTTACGTCTATGCCTTTATATTTCTTTGCAGTTTTTGTTTTTGGGTCTACAATTCTTAGAAGAAAGAAAATTTGCTTTCGCATTTTTTTTTTAATTTCCTTGATCTGCAACCCTGTAAAATCTCCGTAAGTGTAATGAAGTGCGTCTTCCATATCAACCTCCTAAATAGGAGTTGTGAATCCACCCTCTATCCTGTACGAATGATCTTGCTTTCTTATAAGCACTGTCTTGAAGATTCTGAAGCTCAGCCATGTGAGCCTGCTGAGAATAGAATTTTTGTTCAGAGCCACCAAAGAACTGCGCTGCGTTAACAATGCTGTTCACTTTGTTGCTCCACCATTCATAAACCATCCACTGTGCAATAGCATTCGCAACAAAGTCAGTTTCATCTTTTGTCGTTTCGTATGCCATCTTATATGTGAATGTTTGAGCAGTATCATCAAGAGCAGAAGTTTCAAAAAGATGACTTAAATACGACGCAGAAAGTGCCTTATGAAGGTATTCTGTCATTATCGCATTTGCATCAACCTCACTTAAAGAAGCAAGTTCATGATCCTTTATACTGCTAAGAAACATACTAAAGATTTTCTCATAGTTTATAGAGGCCATGATTACCTCCCATCATTTCATCAAGCTTGAAAGAAACTCCATATCAGTATCAAAGATCTCATCGAGCGCCTTGATCTTTTTAACAGAGTCAATGACCCCGCTTTTAACCATGCTTGCTGCAATAGACCTTACCGATTCCTTAGCTCCCGATGGAAGCTCTGAAATTCTTTTCGCCATCTGATTTATCGGAAGTTCTATGATTTCTCTCAGATCCTTTACACTAAGATACTGAGCATAGAACTGCTTGAGCTGCGGAAATTCCTCGATGAAGTCCTCGTTTTCAATAATGAGCCATGGCGCAAAAACAAAGTTTGATTTAACCCTGATTTCTGCAACAAGATCACGATATTCAACTTCTGACTCATCACCGTATTCATTCCACTGATACAGCTGTTTTGTTTTGGAACCCTCCATGAAGAGGCCGCCGGTAACAACAGAACGACACAGAATAAGATCTGTTTGCTGAAACTTCTTTTTCTCTTTTTTTACAGGCTCCTGTTCAATCTGTTCATTGCTCTCATTTAATTTTTCCGCTAAATCATCCATTTTTGTTCTTGGCATTTCTATTTCTCCTTTTAGTCATCAAATAAAAAGAGGGCAGTTATCCCACCCTCTTTTTGCAGCGCTTATTTTTATTACCATGTCCATTGGCCGAACTGATGTCCAATAACTACACCAACGCCGAAGCGTCTCTGTACTTCATAAGACATAAGATCTGAAGAGTACTTCTCATCAGGTTCTGTATGAACAAACTCAACAGTTCCTTCGTCGATGAGCTTAACAAACTTTCCGGAATTTCCAATAATAGGAATGATAAGGAGTTTCTTATCGCTGAATACCTTGTTTGTAAAAGTTCTATCTTCGAATCTATTAGGGATCTCAACAAGCTTGTTGCCCTCATAAAGGCCCATTCTTCCTGTATTGTATACAGCATCCTTTGCGAGGTTAGAGATCCAGTTTACATCTCCGAGATCATTAAGCTTCTGAAGGGCTGTCTTTGTACCCATGATAACAACCTCTGCACCGTTGTTAGCATCGCTAACGTTGGCGATAATTGTATCAAAAGCTGTCTTTGTTGCAGCTGAAAGAGTACCATGATTAACAAAGCCTGTACCACCAACAGGAAGCAGAGTAGCTGCAGTATCAACTGCGCTGTAAACTTCACCCTGAATCTTTTTCATGAATGCAATTGCGATTGCATTAACAAGCTTTGCCCAGTCTTCCTGGCCAACAAAGAAACGATTGATATCTGCACCCACCTTAACTACATAGAGATCAGGTGTAAGAGAGATTGTTCTGCCCTTTCCAAGTCTCTGCAATGGATGTGTGTGATGTGAAACACCTGCCTTTGCAACTGCAAGGATAGAATCTGTATCAATATAGAAATCCTGACGATCAAAGTAATTAAGTGTCTTGCTTTCTACCAGATCATTGAACCATTCAGAAGCCTGAATGCCGGTGTCAACAACATTGTCAACGGTATCCTCGATAACACGGAACCATTCCTTACCATGATCCTCAAAACCACGTCTGAATGACTTAATATCTGCCTTATCCTCGACACCGATAATACTCAAAGAGAACTTACGAACCATTTCATTTGCCTCAGCCTTTGAAATAGTCTTATCTCCGTATATAATCTCACGTCCAAGAGCAAGGTCTGTCATAAGATTTGTCATTCTCTCATGATCTGTTTTGTAATCTGAGAATACAGTCATGACATGTGAACTAAAATTCTTTTTCATAGTTAATTTCTTCTCCTTTCGTAAGATTTTTACTGAATTACAAACTTGCCAGCGTTATACTTGGCTGTCTTTCCTGCTGCAATAGTTCCTGTAAATGCAAGATCACTGAGTGAGAACAGGTCTCCAATAAGAAGAGGAGCACCCTGAACAACTTCTCCTGACTTGTTATAGAAAAGTGATTCATCTTGAAGTTCCTTTTCTTCATACTCACTAACAGGTGAGTTATAAAGATAAAGGACCTCTTCATCAGGAAGCTCTGTAACTTCTACAACCCAGTTACCATCAGCACCTTTTTCTCTTACATATACTGTTACATCATCATCAGTAACAGCTGCCTGCTCATAGTTATCAAATGGTACGTAATCTCCACGTGTTGAAAGCGTTCCATTATCTGTATCTGCTGTAAGCACGATATTATATACACGATGGAAAGTACCCATCATAGATGAAATAAGTGTAGGGAAACTAACAACGTGGCTGCCCTTACGGATATCAATTGCCATGATATATTTCTCCTTTCAATTTTTTGCAATAAAAAAGACGCATTGCTGCGCCTTATATCTTTTATTTGTTTATATCAAAAATCCCGCCATATCTGCTGGACTTTGATTCCGGTTCTCCAAAACCAAATCTCTTAGAATTGGAGCCAGCATGTTCCTGCTGAACATTTTCTCTTGAATCCTTCTTTGCATACTGAAGAAGAATGCCATCAAGTTTCTGAGTAAGATCTTCCATTGAGAGTGAGAAATAGTTTTCTCTCTTTGAGAGCTCTGTAAACTCAGCAGTATTCTTGATCTTTGAATAATCATCATTGTCAAGAAGCTTAATCTTATCAGGCTCAGCCTTAAATAGATCAAGTTCTTTTGTCGCCTCAGCAAGTTTTGCACCTACTTCTTCAAACTCTTTGGTCTGAGCATCAAACTTAGACTTAAGGTCATCAAGGGCTGCAATTTCTTCCTCTGTCAGATAACGCACAAAGATCTCTGTTCGCTCACCCTTAAGGGTAAGTTCGCCGTCCTTGTTACCGTATTTCTGTTTGAAGTGTTTGCCATTCCACCAGTCATGCATGTAAACTGTGTGATCATCAAATACTTCAACATCATACCATGTGTTATCCTCTGCACCGTATTGAGCATTAACAAGTTCAGAAATGGCTCTAATCTGCTCATTGAGGGATTTTACAAAGTTCTTTGATGCTCCCTTATAGGCAACAGTAAACTCTACATTCTCAGTCTGAGGCTCTCCACCTTCAGGAGTAGGAGCTTCCTCAAATGCTTCAGCAAATGCAGCATCCAATTCCTCATCTGACAATCCTTCGTATGCAAAAGTAATTTCTTCAACTTTCTTTCCATACTTCTGAAGTAACTCTTCAAAATGATTCATTTGATTGTTTTCCTCCTTCCTTTGGTTATTTATATCCTGGAGAGTCTTTCCGACTACATCCTTGATAACGTTTGTAAGCTCATCCATATCAAATGAACTGTTATTCTTCTTGCTGAAGTCAGCAATATCAAGACGGGCACCTTTCATTCCTTCTTCTACGGATTCTGTCTCCGGATCAGCACCTTCTTCATATACTCCTAAAAGTGTAAGACCTGACACTTCAATATCCTCTAACAGAAGGAGGTCCTCATTTTCATCATATGAAAACTTGTTGACAATCAGCTCCACAGATACTTTTGTACCGCCTTTGCGTTCAATAATATCTGCCGCATGAGTATATTCTCTAGGAATAGCAGCAGTAGCAAAAATCCAATTTTTGTTTTCATCTTCTTCATCAGGTTCAATCCAAGGTTCATCCTCAGTAAAGTTTCCAACCTGACGTTCAATGTAAACGACATTACCGTCAGCATCCTGCTCAATCTCATGCGCCATAAAGTCCTCATCGCCGTTTTTGTCTGTTGTGAAAGCAGCAAGAATAGGCTTGTTTGCAAATGTGGACTTTGATTTTTCCATAGCTTCTTCAGTAACCGCAGAATCATTTCTGTTTCTGTTTGTATGAAAAGCTTTAATTGTGGCATACATTAGAAGAGAATCTTTTTCTTCCTTTTTCTTAAACATTGCCGGCATGGAAACACAAAGAGGTTCACCGTTGTTATCTGCTTTACTAAAAGAATATAGCTTACGTTCTCTGCAAAACTTTGCGAGGTCTTCAAGTGTTAAGATTTTTCTCTTCACATCAAACCTCCATTTTATTCGTATAGATCACTTTCTTCTCATCATCTGATGAAAAGTGAACTGTACCTTTGTTTATGAATACAAAAAACTTGCCCTGCTTTTTTAACTCCTTAAATCCCTGGAGTCTCAAAGTTTCGGCAAGTTCTGCATCACTTGTCTTTATGAAATTCATACTTTTCCTCTTAATCATTAACGTCAACTATCAATGAATACTGTAAAATCATATTCTTTTCGCTGATCTGCTGTTAATGATTCCCAACTTGATACAGTACCAACATAAATGTTTTTTCCTTGTATCATTGCGGCCCATTCACCATCTCCACGCAAGAATTTTTCTTGATCTCCCTGTTCAGGAGCTGGTACTAAACCGGAAGCACCATCTGCTTGAGATGATGCTCCGGTAAAAGTTTCCATTGCGGAGATTTTAGCATCCATAAGACTTGCAAGAAGGCCCTTAAATAAAGACAATCCGGCGAAGTCTACATAATCTTTATTTATATTAGACATGCTAATCTCCTTTCACAAAAAATTATGCGGATACAGAGCTGAACAGAGCCTGGATCTGAGCATTTGTAACAGGAGTGAATATAACGTTATCAGCTGATCCTGCCCCAATAACACCATCTGACTCAGCAATACTTCCTGCAAATGTAACAGCTCCTGTAGCTGCAGTATGTGTTGCAATAGCAACATCACTTGCTGTATCAAGATCGCCAATTGCATCAGCGATTTCCTGAGTAACGTCAGTTGCCATCTGTGCAATCTCATTCTCAATTGCATCAATCTTGCCTTTTACTGTGATCTCAGGAAGGCCCTGTGTCTCATCGGCAGCCTGATAGATAACCTTTGTTGCAGCAACCTTGTTGATTGTTACTGTGATTTCGTTTGTTGCTGAAATAGCAACAGTAGCCTCTGCAGTTGTTCCGCCTGTGTATACATCTATAAGATCCTGAACGTTAATGTAAATAGGGGTAACTACATTCTGAAGAGTAAGCTTTACATATGTACCATCTGCAGTTCCTGAAGGTACTGTATCACCATCACTATCAACACCGTCTTCAACAGTTACAATATGACCGTCCTGAACAACCTTGTCCTTTGCAATGTTGATTGCACCAACAAGAACGTTCTGTGTCATGTCGGATGAGTTCGCTCCCTGATAAAGCTTGTAAACCTTTGCATAATCTGTCTGTCCTGCAGACTCGTCCTGAAGGTATACAGTCTTTGACTCAACGCCGCCTGCAGATGCCTGAGCAACCTCGTCAAGAGCTGCCTGTACATCTGTAGCAGTAAGTCCGGATGTAGTGTTGTCATATGATACATCTGCTGCTTCGCCTGACTTTGCTACATCTGCAAGTTGATCATCAAGATCCTTTACAGCCTTTGCAACAGAACCTGAAGTTGTGTCATCACCATTAAGTGTATTAATTGCACTCTGAAGTCCAGCCTCAACACCTGCGGCTCTTGCAGCCTCTGTAGCGATATCAGCCGCCATCTGACCCTTTAACAGTTCATCGTACTTTGATAAGCCCGCGTAATCAACATATGTTTTTGTAATATCTGCCATTTTTTTCCTCCTTTCAATTTGGGTTACGCTGAAACAGTTTCAAATAATTTTTCTATATCTTCATTGCTTGTAGTTGCAATATTGATATTGCCGTTTGAGTCCAAAGTTACAGCACCATCCGAGGCAAGCTTTATTCCACCAAGTTTTTCAGTCGTAGCTTCCGGGAGTACGTACTGATGCTCAGCAACATAGTTTTCCAAGTACTGTATGGTCTGATCGATAGTCCAATAATCTGACAGATCAACATCTGTGGATCCTACAAATTCCCATTTGTTATCAATCCACATATATTCATAACATCCGTCAAGTCCTGAAGCATCCTTTGGAACAAAATAAATACAGTTTGGTATCTGGCCGGTTAAAGGAAGTTCCTCAACCTTCTTAGTTTCAAACTGCTTAAGTTGTGAAATCATACTATCGATTTCTTCTTTGGTATAGGTGTCACTACTAACGCCACCTATTAAACCCAATAGAAGAGCAATCGCTTTTTTATCCATCCGTGCCTCCCCTCTTGGCCTCCTTCCATTTATCCTCGCTGTTCAAAACATATAGGCCAACTGGAGAGATACAAAAGCATGTTGATCCTTTTGCCACTATTTGGTTTGATACAGTGTCATCCCCCTGTTGTACGCCAAGATGAGTACTTGTGGGAAGATTTTCAATATCATCTGCTGTATCGCACCAAAAGTCTCTCTGAGGAGGAGTGCCAGCATCCGCTGAAGTAGGATCTATCCAATACATATCAGCCCTCCTTTCTTATTTTTCGTCAAACACAGGAGTCATCTTCATGCACTCCTCATATTTAGTATCTATTTCTTCATCTTCACCATTAAGGTCTTTCCATGATTGATAAAGGCCTCTTAGATTCGTTTTATCACTTATAGTCATAACTTTGCTCTTTAATATCTTAGTGGTAACCATTAAAAGCCTGTCGTAAGTGTTATTACGATTTGCTTTAGCAGTAACGTTAAGTGTAGAGTTCATTCCATCAATAGAAGTAACAAGTTTATGAGTCAAGTCTGCTAATTCGCTTATCTGTTTTGAGTTAGCTTCAATTTGTTTAGTAACCTCGTTGATAGCTTTGGCATGAGTGTTGAATCTTTCCGCACCCTCATCACCGCGTGCTTTTAGACCTTCATCAAGCCTTTGCAAAAATTCATCCTGCACTTCATGGATTGCTCTATCACCAATAACACCGCAATCAATAATGCCTTGCTGAACAGCAGCTTTTAGTACTTCCG